CTATGATGTTATCGGTGCTCCTTATCCCAAGAAGTGTATCAGCTGGGAAAAGATCAAGATGGCTGTCGACAAGGGTGTTGCAGATGAGGATCCAAACAAGCTAGAGAAGTTTGTAGGTGACTATGTGTTCAATCCACGTAATGGTCAACGAGAGATTCCTATTGGGGAGCCAGTTGAAGTGATGGAGATGGGTACTGGTTTTATGATGATCCGTCGTAAAACATTTGACAAGTACAAAGAAGTGTTCCCGCACTTGCATTACAAACCAGATCACATCCGTACTGATGCTTTTGATGGTTCACGTGAGATCATGGCATACTTTGATTGTATCATTGATCCTGTATCTAAACGTTATTTGTCAGAGGACTATATGTTCTGCTACAATGTCCAGAAGGCTGGTATGAAGGTTTGGTTCTGCCCATGGATGCAAACACAGCACGTTGGCACTTATGTGTTCGGTGGTAGTTTGGCTGACTTAGCATCGATCGGTGCTTCTGCGACAGCTGATTCTGGTCAGTTAAAGAAAGATAAGGCAAAATAATGAAATTATCAAGTAGAACACTTCAAGTATTGAAGAACTTTTCTACTATCAACCCCTCATTGTTGTTCAAGAATGGTAGTGTAATTACTACCATGTCACCCAATAAAACGGTGATGGCTCGAGCAATAGTGAGTGAGGTCTTTCCACAGACCTATGCGATTTACGATCTGTCACGGTTCATTGGCGTTCTGTCGATGTTCAATGATCCTGATATTGCAATGGGTGATAGTTTCTTGGTTATCTCTGAAGGCAACCGTGTTGTTAATTACACGTACGCTGATCCTGAAATGATTGTCACACCACCTGATAAGCCAATCAAGTTCCCTGAGGATGCAGAGATTGAGTTTACAATGTCTGCTGATGTACTTTCTAGTGTGTTGAAAGCCATTAACATTCTGCAAATGCCTGAGCTCTCTGTTAGTGGAGAAGATGGTAAGGTGTATGTTGGTGCAATGAACTCCAAGAACCCAACAGGCGATACATTCAAGATTGAAGTTGGTACAACAGAACATAGCTTCAGTATGATGTTCAAAGCTGAGAACATTAAGATCATCAGTGGTGACTATAACGTGAAGATTACTTCAAGAGGATTAGCGTACTTTCGAGGGGATGAAGTAGAATACTGGATCCCTACAGAATCTAGTTCATCTTTCGGAGGCTAATTTGCGTGAAGACTACCTTTGGGTCGAGAAGTATCGACCACGTACCATTGCGGATACGATTCTTCCAATCAACTTGAAGAAGACTCTTCAACAGTTCGTTGATGATAAGAATGTTCCAAACCTACTGCTAACAGGCAGAGCTGGTATTGGAAAGACAACTGTAGCACGAGCAATGCTCGATGAGCTTGAAAGTGACTACATTGTCATCAATGGATCGTTGAATGGTAATATTGATACACTGAGAAATGACATTATGTCGTTTGCATCCTCTGTATCGTTTCATGGTGGTCGGAAGTATGTTATCCTTGATGAGGCAGATTACTTAAACCCTAACAGCACTCAACCAGCTCTCCGTAACTTTATGGAAGAGTTTAGTAAGAACTGTGGGTTCATTTTAACCTGCAACTTTAAGAACAAGATCATTGATCCTTTGCACTCTCGTTGTTCGGTAGTTGAGTTTGCTATTCCAAAAGATGATAAACCTAAGTTGGCTGCTAAGTTCTTCAACCGAGCTATTGATATTTTAAAGAAAGAGAACGTAGAGCATGTTCCAAAAGCTGTTGCTGCTGTCGTTGAAAAACACTTCCCCGATTTCCGCAGGACTCTCAATGAGTTACAACGTTATAGCGCAACTGGTAATATCGATACTGGAATACTTTCCAACTTTGAAGAAGATAATTTTAAAGCACTTATAGACTTCATGAAGAAGAAGGACTTTACCAATGTGCGCAAGTGGGTTGGTGAGAACACGGATGTTGATCCGGTTGTCCTTTTCCGGAAACTGTATGATAATGCATCTATGTTACTTGCAGACAATGCTAATGTTGCTCACTTGGTTATGATTTTAGCTAACTATCAACACAAGGCTGCGTTTGTTGCTGATCAAGAGATCAACACAACTGCTTGTATGGCTGAGATTATGGTTAACATGGAATGGAAATGAAGAAGTATAGTTACGGCTTGAAGAAGGTCATCTGCGTTGATGGTTCTATTGGTTATGAGGATTGCAACTTTGGTAACGGAACTTACCGAATTCGTATTCCTAATAAGTTTTGGCCTTTCCCTGAAGTCGTAACTCTACCTCGCTCTGCCTTTACATATTGCAAAGACCAAGATCACATGAAACCAAGTTTTGATAACCTAGAAGAGGCTCCATTTTGAATAACACTTACAAATTAGATGTCGTAGAAGGTGATGATGGAGATCAATTGCTCCAGCTGTCTGAAGAGTTCTGCAAAGATCAGGATTGGCAAGAGGGAGATGTTATTAGTTGGGACATTAAAGATGGTGCAGTAATGGCCACTAACAAGTGTGCTCAAGAACGTAAAAACAAATCAGGTAAGAAGTTGGTACTTGTTGAGACTGTTTCTGTGTTCCGTCACCGGTATGTTGTCGAATGCAATGAGGAAGAACATGCAGCTGATGAAGTTGTTTGTAGATTGGGCAACGATGACTTTGAGGAGTTTTCTCAACACCATGTTGATGAAAGCATTTCTTCTACTCGTGTAATTAATGAGCAAGAGTATATTGATTTGTTTGATAAGGATAACCACTACCTGGCAAAGTGGGACATTGAACAAAAGAAACGTTTTATAAACAAGATCAATTATAATGAATGATATATTTTTAAATACGTTCAAATGGATTAAAGATGACTGGTATAGTAATCGTTTTCGTTTCTGCATTGAGCTTATTGCTTGGGGCATCAGTATTGGGTGTTCTATTACCATGGCTCTCACTGTCCCGACTCCGCCCCTACTTACTCTTTACCCTATATGGATCCTCGGCTGTGGTCTCTATGCTTGGGCTGCTTTTACTCGGAAATCTTTTGGGATGTTGGCTAACTACTTGCTCCTGACAACTATAGATAGTGTTGGACTTATTCGTATGCTAATGGGATAGAAATGAAATATGATGCTATAGTTTTGGGCGGTGGTGTTGTTGGTATCACTACCGCTTTTTATTTGTGGGAAAGAGGTCTAGAAGTTGCCGTGGTTGAAAGACAACCAGAGGCTGCAGAGGAGACCTCTTTTGCTAATGGTGGACAGATCTCTGTCTCTCATGCTGAGCCTTGGGCTAATCCAGGAGCACAATGGCAAGTGCTGAAATGGTTAATGAAGAAGGATAGTCCTCTATACTTCAGACCAAAAGCAGACTTGCACCAATTGAAATGGATTGCTCAGTGGTTACGCAATTGCTCACGCACTAGAACGGACGAGAACACAACCAATTTGGTGCATCTAGCCATGGAGTCACGTAGAGAGTTGATTCGTGTCAGACGCAGATCAAAGGTGAAGTATGACCATCTAACAAAGGGCATTCTTCACTTCTACCAAAACCAAAAAGAATTGGATAAAGCTCTGTATGCCATGGATGTAATGAGGCAAGCTGGTCTATCGATTGAACCTACAACATTTGACCAAATGGCTCAGATGGAGCCTGCTCTTGCCCACTTAGGCGATAGGATTGTTGGTGGGACATTTGCACCCAATGATGAGAGTGGTGATTGCAACTTATTTACAAAGAACCTAGCCAACTTCTTAGAGTCTAATGGTGTGAGGTTCTTTTATGATTCTGCTGCTGTTGCATTGAAAGATAACCGTGTAGAAGTTCACCAGCACGATAGTGACACTGCTTTTGTGCTTTCATCGAAACAGTTTGTGGTGGCTATGGGCTCTTACAGCTATCAGTTTGTCAAAGCAAATTTTGGTAAAGAGCTGATGATTTACCCTGCTAAAGGTAGCTCCGTCACTGTTCCTGTTATAGATAGTAAAAAAGCACCTACTATAAGTCTAACAGATGATGAAAACAAGCTGGTATTTTCTCGCTTCGGTAATAGGTTGCGTATTGCTGGTACTGCTGAACTTGCTGGATGGGACTCTTCAGTTAATGTTGAACGCTGTAAAGTGGTTCATAACAAAGCTAGAGACCTATTTGGAGACGGATGCGACTGGTCCAACGCACTATACTGGTCGGGACTGAGACCCACCACACCCTCTAACTTACCGTACACCGAACGTCTTAACGATACGGTTGTTTTAAACTGTGGCCATGGAACGTTGGGATGGACGTTGGCCTGTGGATCTGCAAAGCGTGTAGCAGATATGATTAAAAAATGAATCCCTTTGACTATGTAAACTCAATAAACTCTAACAAGAAAGATATGATGACCGGAACAGACAACGATGAGTTGGCTGAAAAAGGTTATCAACCCTTTCTTGTGAACAGAGCCTTGTCTTATTTCCCTGATACACTGATGCATGCGCATGCAATGTCGGGGTTCCAGACTTTGGACAACAAGCTACAATACTCTTATCTTCTAAATATCGTTAGACCATCTAAGCGTTTTGCTAAGTGGGTGAAGAAACAAGACAGTAATGACATTGAAGCCGTTAAACAATACTACGGTTATGGGAATGAAAAAGCGTTAGAAGCGTTATCGATACTGTCTGGTGAGCAATTAACTATAATAAAAAATAAACTTGCTAAGGGTGGAAATAATGAATGTGATCGACAACCTCATAGAGGTGACACTTCCTAATGAAGAAGACTTCCTGAAGATCAAAGAGACCTTGACTCGAATTGGTGTGGCATCAAAAAAAGACCGAAAGCTTTATCAGTCTTGTCATATCTTACACAAACAGGGAAAATACTATATCGTTCACTTTAAAGAGTTGTTTGCTCTTGATGGTAAGCCTTCCAACTTCTCAGAAGAAGATGTGGGAA